GATGACATTGAAGACCACAGTTCTACTATGCAACCTGCTTCACGAGAAAACACAAGAAACTGGTGGACTACAACATTGTCAAGTCGTAAAGAAGAACATACAGCTATGGTTGTAATTGGTTCACGTCAACATTATGACGATATATATTCTCATTTGTTAGAAAACGAATCTTGGACTACAAGAGTAGAAGAAGCACATGACACAGCTTGTGTAAAAACAGATTGGAATGAAGATGACCATAAAAATTGTATGTTGTGGGCAAGCAAAAGAACATACAAATGGTTAATGGATAGAAAACGTGCAGCAGAAACTACAGGTGGTAGAGCTATATATGAAATGGTTTACCTTAATGTTGCAATGCCAGAAGGTATGAGTTTGTTTAACAGAGAAGAAATAGAATCATGTAGAGACCAAAAAAGAGATATAGGACAAATACCTAGAGGTACACGTTTAATTGCAGGACTTGACCCTGCTTCTACTGGTTACCAAGCTGCATTTTTATGGGCGTATGGTCCGGCAGATGGAATTATGTATATGGTAGATATGCAAAATAATTTAGGTGGAGGTATACCCGAAGCACTTAAAGTTATAAAAGATTGGTGGCAAAAATATAATTGTTCACACTGGGTTATAGAAGAAAATGGTTTTCAAAAAGCTATAAGACAAGATAAATCTATACGTGATTTTGCGTCAACACATGGTATATTTTTAGAAGGACATGAAACGTATTCAAACAAGTTTGACCCTATATTTGGTGTTACAGCTATGAGACCTGCGTTTCAAGAAAATATAATTAATTTACCATATATGGGTTTTGAAGCTCAAGAAAAGGTAAACTTATATACAAGTCAGTTAGTGTATTTTAGTTCTGCTAAAAACAAAAGCAAGACAGTAGGTACAAAGACTGACATTGTTATGGCTAGTTGGTTTCCAATGAGAGCAATTAGACGTATGCAAAAAGAACGATTAGCTGAACTAGACACAGACTATGTGCCTAGCTTTGCTGATTATGAAACAAGTAGTTTTGACGAAGGAATATGGGATACTAACCGATGGTAAAGTCTAAAGACGAACTCTATGACAGAGTAGATTATTTAAGAAAAATAAATCAACAAGGCATGGTGGATAGATCAAGAATACGTGACATTCTAAATGGTGGCGAAGAAGCTGTACGTGCTCTACTTGGAGAACGATCTAGCATGGACTTTCACGAATTACCTGCACCAAACCTATTCTTATCAGCATTAGAAAGATTTGCACAAAAACTAGGAAGAAGTCCTGATTTAAAAGTAGATGTTATAAATGCTAAAGATTCTGAAAGAGCTAAAAAGAAATCAGAAAAACTAGAACGTATTGTTGGTGCATACGATGATTTACAAAAATTACATTTACAATTACCACAAATAGGTAGATGGCTACCTGGTTATGGTTTTGTTGTTTGGACAATAACTACAAAGTTTGATAAAGACAATAATCCATATCCTTGTGCAATGATAAGAGATCCATTCACATGTTATCCTGGTCCGTTTGGTAACGACCAACAACCAAAAGATATGGCAATAATTAGCAGAGTTCCTATATCTACATTGCTAGAACAATATCCTGATCAAAAGGCAGCAATTATAGGCGAACAAGCAGAATCACAAAACGATTTTACTATGTTGTATTACAATGATGGTTCAGCATCTTGGTCTAATCAAAATGGAGATGGCAAGGTAGTTGTAGAATATATAGACGTAGAAGGTACGTATATATTTTTACCTGAAAACAGAAAGATTATAGACTTTATTCCTAATCCATTATCTAGTGGACCAATGTTTGTTATAGCTAAAAGATTTGCTTTTGATCAAATGCAAAGTCAGTTTCAACACGTTATTGGTCTAATGGCTAACATGGCAAAAATAAATATTCTTGGAACTATTGCTATGGAAGATGCAGTGTTTACAGAAACAAATATAGTTGGAGAAATAGAATCAGGAAAATATCGTAAAGGTAGATTTGCTGTAAACTATTTAGCTCCAGGTTCTTCTGTTTCTAAACCAGTAAACAATCTCCCATATCAATTATTTCAACAAGTCGATAGATTAGAAAGACACTTACGTCTTGGATCAGCATATCCTGTTTCTGATGATGGACAATCACCTAACAGTTTTGTTACTGGTAGAGGATTAGAAGAACTAGGACAATCAGCTTCTATGCACGTCAGAGAGTATCAAGTAATACTTAGAGACGCTTTGCAAGAAATAGATGCTAAGAGATTAGAGTTTGATGAAACAATGTATCCTAACAAAAGAAAACCTATTGCAGGAATGCACAAAGGTACTGCATATAAAGAAACCTATACTCCAAGTACAGATATTTCAGAAATGTATAAGACACGAAGAGTTTATGGTGTAATGGCAGGATTTGATGAACCACAGAAAGTTATTACAGGGTTGCAGTTAAAACAACAAGGTATTATAGATACTCAAACATTGCAAGAAAACTTAGATGGTTTAGATAATATTACAAACATACAAAACAGAATAAACTCTGAGAAAGCAGAAACTGTATTGTTTGAATCTTTAATGGCTCAAGCAGCCCAAGGTAATCCAAAAGCTACTATGGCAGCAGCAGAGATAAGAAAAAATCCTGCTCAAATGACAAAGATACTAGATAAATTTTATACAGCAGAAGAAGAAACAAGTCCTGAAGAGGAAGCAGTAATTGCAGGACAAAATCAATTACCTCCTCAAGGACCACAAGATATAGCTTCTGTTTTGGCAGGATTAGCAGGAGGACCTCCAGGTGGATAACAAACAAGAACTTCAGAAAAAATTTTACGATATTATAAATGCAGAAGATTGGGAAGATACAGGTTTTCCAGAACGTCCACAGAGAGAAGAGGGAGACGTGCCTTTAGGCAATATACTAATACCAACTCCTATTCCTGGCGTTTGGCTTAATGTTAATTTAGGTTTTGAGATAGAGGACGATACATGGTAAGACAAAAAAAAATAAAAGTTCCAACAAGAGCAGAAGGTGACTCAACAGGACAAACTCAGATGTTACAAGAACAAATTGATTCAGTCCAAACACCACAAGCTCCTGGAGTACAGATTGCACCTAGAGCACAAAGACCAGTTCCAGATGTGAATGTATTTGGACAAACACAAAATCCTAATGAACCAGTAACTTCTGGTTTACCTTTTGGAGCAGGTCCATCTCCAACAGCACCTATGGCAGATGATCCAGACATGTTGTTAAGAGCAATTTATAATGTTTATCCAGACCCATCACTTCTTAGATTTTTAAGAGGTCAGGGTGCATGATTTATCCAGAAAATCCAAATTTTGAAGATGAGTATGATGCCGAGATTAAAACAAAAGAACAAAGGTTTTCAGAACTAAATAAACTTTTATCACAAAACAGTGCATTAAGTGCAAGACTTGCAGTAAATAATATTAACTCAGCTCCTTACTTGCCAACAGAAATAACTGCAGGTGCTGCTTTAGTAGGTCAAGATATATCAGAACTTAGTCCTGAAACTATACAAGCAATTACAGATCAAATACAACGTGATGATAAAACAACTTGGGATGGTATAGTTGATAAATTCAAAGGTGGTGTTAGAGGAACATTTGCTACATTTGATGCAGGTTTAGATTTTGTTAAGGGACAGTTGCTTGGTAGATTTCCTGTCGAAATAGGACAAAGATATGCAGATAAAATTGCAGAAGGACTATCAGCACCTCAAGCTATAAACGCAGTGTTTGATGAGTTTGATGAAATAAGACAAAAGGTTGGAGATACAGCTTTTACTCTAGCTATCAGAGAAGGTCTTAGTGGCAGAGAAGTAAACTTAGGTGAAGGTCTTTTACCAAACTCTACACCAATAGTTGATACAGATGAATATAAAGAACTTATAGCAAGAAACATAGCACCAGATTTAGCATTACAAATAGCAGAAGATATTGTTGGTAAACCTCTTACACAAATTGCAAGACAACAAGCAGTAGAAGGAGTTCAGTTTAGAGGAGAAACTGCTGCAGGTTTAGAAGCAAGAGGAGAAGAAAAGTTTGTTACACTTGGTCGAATAATTGCAGAACCATTTGTAGCAATGGATATTATAGAACCTGGATCAAGAGCATATAGAAACGTATCAGGAGCTGTTGATGTTGTTGGTGCTGTTGCATTAGACCCTGCTAACTGGTTTCTTGCAGGTGCAGGTATTGTAAACAAAACTGCTAAATCTTTAAAATACGTTGATGAAGCACAAAAAGCACAACAAATAGCAGAACTTGGTGGTATTACAGGTGGTATAAGAAAGTCAGTAATAAAACGTATGCCTAAGTTAGGAGGATATTCTGTAGAAGGATTTATGGATTCTCAAAAAGGACAAAGTCTTGTTAAGTTTTTAAGTAGGAATGTAGATGATGCAGGGGAGGCTTTGCCTGGTTCTAATGTTGATTATCTAGCAACTCTTATGGGTGGTAAAAAACCAGACTATAGAGCACTAGATGAAATAGCAAAAATTACAGATGAAGGAGAAATGTATACTGCATTGACAAATTATTTTACAGGTAATCTTATAAATCAAAAACTTCCTTTTTCTACAAAAATGTTTAATAGTTACACTAAGAATGCTGCAACAGCAAGAAGAAAAAATATATTTTCTGATATAACAGGTTTAGGTCCAGAAGCACAGTTTGGTATTGGTCCTGCTATAAAATACAACAATAAATGGAGCATGGCTACTAGATTAATGGGAAAACTATATGAACCTGGTTTAGACCCAACTGATATAGATGGATCATTAGTTACATTACAAAGACAAATGTCACAAATGAATTTACCAACAGAAGTACGTGGAAAAATATTATCTGAAACAATAGAAGAATTAAAAGGTATAGATGTAGAAGATGCTGAAATATTAAAACAAATAACATTAGGTTCAGAAGGAACTGCTTTTGAAGCATTAGTAGATCCATTAACTCAGTTACCTGTTCAACAAGCAGCTAATACATTTAAACCTGCAGATGTTTTATTTAACGCATCTGTAAAAACTGCTAAAGCATTTAAAGATACTTTGCAAAAACAAGTTGATGATGACTTGCTTTCAGAAAGTATAGTAAATCAAATAGTAAGCATTTATGACAAACCTCTTAGAGAAGCAGGATTAAATTTTGTAGATGAAGCAGGAGAAGCATTTAATTTTGGTTCGCAATTAAAAGCATATCTAAACGGAAGTCCTATTGATATTCCAACATTTAGATTAAGCACAGAGTTAGCACAAAATTATATACCAATATTACCTGCTAATAAAGTTGTAAAAGCTACAAATATTCTTAAAAAAGAAATCTTAAATAGAACACCACTTAAAAGATTTGCTAAGACAACAAAACTAGAAGATGGTGCAATTACTTTATTAGCAGATAAATATATATCTCAAGCATGGAAACCTGCTGTATTACTTCGTGGTGCATGGACAACAAGAGTTATAGCAGAAGAACAAATAAGAATGTGGGCTAAAGGATATACACCAGGTCTTAGTCCAAGAAGATTAATTGCTTTAGTTACAGGTAGAGAGTTTGACCCAACAGGCACATTAGGGATAGTTAAAAAAATAGAAAAAGGAATGCCAGATAATGAATTAGATAGTTTTATATTTCAAGAGTTTCCTGATTTACCAAAACGTTTTAAATATAAAGGTGAAGAAATAGGAATGGCTCAAGCTATTAGAAGATATATAAATGGAGAAAAAGATTTAGTTGATATTGTTGAGTTAACATCTAAAGAAACAGAAGTTATGGCAGAGTTTTTTGATGCTATATCTGGTACACATAAAGGTTATCAAGGACTAAGAACAACTAATCCAAACATTGGTAGAAAATCTTTTGGTCTTGCAGATAAAAATGAAAACCCTGTTAAGTATGTAGATCACATGATGACAGAATATGCACAACTTGTTGGTGATAAAACAGCTAAAAAAATATTAGAAGTTGGACCGAGAGAAGCAAAAGAATTTATTTGGAATACAAGATATGATGCAGATTCTATAGCAGCTAGTATTGCAAGACAAAATCCATACTTTCAAAGTATTAAGACAAATAAAAAATTAGTAGAAGATGTTGTTGATTATATAAATGCAAGAATACATTTAAAGACAGGTGGCACATTTGATAAACAAACATTACAAATTACAAGACAAGGTGATGCTGCATTGTTGCAAGTTTTACGAACTGGTGTTTATAAAGATAATGATTTATCCAAAATAGGCAGTGTAAAAGCTCTTAGAAAAGAATATAAAAAAATGTTTGATGAAAATTTTGATAATCTTCCTGCTCAAATGAAAGGTAGAGGTAGTGAATCAGCTTATGGTGCTAGATCAGAAATAGGAAAATCTTATGACCAGTTAGTAGAAAATATGTTTTACGCTTTTATGACTATGCCAACAAACAAGTTATCAAGAGCACCTGTATTTAAACAAGCATATTGGAATAAAGTAACTGATCTTATAACTGTTAGTTCTAATGAAATGAAAAAATTAATTATAGACCAAGCAAGAAAAGCAAATGTTTCTAATGATTTAATTAAAAAAATGCAAAAGACAGTTGCTGCATCTGATGATAAAGCAATATTTAAGATTGATATAAATTTTAAAGATTTAACTCCTAAACAAATGGCACTTAGAGCAAAAGGTGAATTACCTACAGACCCTTACAAATCTTTTGAGTCAGCTTTTAATGCAATGGATGATGTTTCAAAAGCTCATGCTTTAAATGAAACAAAAGCATTGTTGTATGATTTAAGTGAAAGAACAAGATTTTGGGAAGCATCAAGATTAATATTCCCATTTGGTGAGGCTTATCAAGAAATTATTACAACATGGGCAAAAATACTACAAGACAACCCTGCACCACTAAGGAGATTTCAATTAACTGTAGAAAAAGGAAGAGAAACAAATCCATTTGATCAAGAAGATACTGATAGAGGTTTCTTTTATACAGACCCAGTAACTTCAGAAGAAATGTTTGCTTTTCCTGGTTGGGGTGGATTAGCAAGTAGATGGATGAAAATACAAGAAGATGATCCAATACAATTAGAAGCATCAGGTTTTGCACAAAGTGTAAACTTGATTGGTCAATCTTTTCTTCCTGGCTTTGGTCCTTTAGTACAAGTACCTGCTTCATACTTAACAAGAAGTCTTGATCCTGAGTCAGATATAGTTAAGTTTATATTTGGAGACTTTCCTCCACAACCTACAGAAAGTCCTTTAGGATATTTTAAAACTTTAGTTCCTGTTCCTTCTTGGTTAAAAAAGTTTATACAAGCCTATGAATTAGACCCAGAAGGTTATGAAAGATTGCAGACAAATACAACAATTGATGTATATAACGCTTTGTATTATGCAGGAAGAGTATCAGATGAAAACTATGCAGAGTGGAAAGAAGGATATGATCTTGCTAAAGATTATGCAAAAGTATTAACTCAAATAAGAGGTGTTGCACAATTCTTAGGACCTACAGGATTTACTCCTAGATGGCAGGTGTTATCAGAAACACCAGAAGGCAGACAATTTGTTTTTGTAGCAGCATTAGCACAAGACTATAGAGAAAAACTAGAAGAATTAAATGGTGATCAATTTGCAACAGTACAATATTTTCAAGAAACCTATGGTATTGACCCAACTGCATTACTAACTGGTAAAAGCAGTCAGGTATTTAAAAGACCTGTAACAGTAGAAGGTTCTAAATTTTATCAAGAGAATATAGAAGTATTTGAAGAATATACAAGTACAGCATATTTTGCTAAACCAGATGATCCAAATGGTGAATTTAGTTATGACGCATATCTATTATCTTTACAAGATAAAAGCAGAGTGCCTTTGAATGAAGATCAATGGAGATTAGTTAGAAACAATATCTTAGGTTCTTTAGCATGGGAACAATTTATGTTGTCAATAGAACCTGGTTATTCAAAGCCATTCTTTTTAAGAAGTGACGAAGCTGCAAAGCAAACAAAAACACTTAAGAAAATGACTCTTAAACAACAATATTTTGGTTGGGGTGACAGTAGTGTTCCTGGTTTAGCAAGAGGAGCTGATTTAGATAGAATCATAGACGAGTTTTACAGGTGGGAAAACAATCAAGTATTGAGTAATTCTGAAGCAGGACAAGGACTAGCTTTATACTTGAATGCAAGAGATAATGCTAAAGCAGAATCAGTTAGATTAGGGTATAGTGAGAATGGGTTTAAAAATGCTAGAGCATTGACAAATGTCAGAGAGTATTTAACAGATTATGCAGATTATGTCATAAGACAATATCCAGACTTTCAATATATTTGGAACTCATATTTTAAAAGAGAATTGTTAGAAGCACAAAAGGATGAGATGATTGAGGCTACAATAAAGAGGAATTACTAATGACAGTAGAAGAATTTGTAAAATTGCTTGAACAACTGGTTGGTTCAAAAGAACCTGAACCAGGACAATCTGCATTGTTTATTCCTAATGAAGTAAAAGAAAATTTATTATCACAACCAACAGTGGAAGCTGCTGTAAACCAAGCAATACCTTTGTTAACAGGAGCTAATAGTTCTATTACTGCAGGAGATATTACATCTCTTGCACAAATGGGATTAGAGCCACAACTATCTAGTGAAAGATATGCAGCACCTCAAGACGTTTCTACCCCATCTTTTATAGGTGTATCAAGAAATTACAGTGTTGATACAGGAGAAGGACGAGTAAGTATTACAGAAACTGATCCTAATGGAGACTATTTATTTTATACACTTGGTTCAGAAATAAGTTTGTTAATAAATCAACCACCAGAAGTTATAGCTGCAGTACAAGCAGAACTTGTTAATGCAGGAATGCTAAAACTTGGTGAGTTTCTTCCTGGTAAATGGGGTGGCTTTTTAGTTGGTGATGAATATAAAGATCAAGAAGCATTTAAAAATGTTTTAGCTAGAGCTAATACAACAGGTAATCCTGATTTTACAGTGGCACTTAGATACTTTGTTGATAATCAAGAAGCAATAGAAGATGTTGGTGTAGAAGCACCTTATCTACCACCTGATTATGCTAGTGTTTCAGCAGATATTACAAATTTATTTGAACGAAAACTTGGTAGAAAACCTAAGTCTTATGAATTAGATTTATTAGCTAATCAATTTATGGCTGATAGTAAAACTTCAGCAATGGGTAATCAGCCAACTACTATTGATACAGGAGATATAACAGGAGAAGAACTAATGACAGGAGATTTAGGAAACCATATAGTTGAACCACCTGTACAATTAGAATCACAAATAGATCCTTCAGCTAGATTATTTAATAAATTTCAAGAGATAACAGCTAAAGAAGATGAAAGGTTGCAAGCAAAGAGTGATATTCAAACAAATAATCGTAACATTATTAATAGCATCACAGGTTTACTCAGGAGATAATATGGTAGAACAATACGAAGCAGACAAAAATCCAAACTTAATAGATGTATATTTACAGGCTTTACTGCAAAGAGAAAGCACTGGT